CTTAAATTCCGAACAAAGCCAATGGATGTTTTTCCACCACAAAGATTGGATCGAATCTAAATTAGGCAAAGGTTCGAAGACAAGGGAATTATGCCCTATCAATGGAATTAGTCGATGCTCAAAAGATTATAGATGAGTGGTGACTTTCCACGATATTATCACCGCATAAATAAAAGATGCTAAAATAGAGTCATAAGATTCACCGATCACTGAAAGGTTTTTGGATGAAGCTATGGCTTAGTAATGCAAGGGCAGTCGCCTTAATTCCTGATTTGTTGCCAACCATTTATTCTTTAAATCAAATACAACCAGGAGATATCGTCATGGTCATGGCATGGGATCAGATTAGGCTTTGGTTAAATGTGTTTGGCAAATTGACTGATTCGGATGTTTTTCTTTGCGCCTCTCAATTGGGAAATGATGTTTTAGATATCAAAAAGGGAAGTAAAATATCGGTTCGGTTTAGCCATATTTTTATGATTGAACGCCATGTCAACTCTTGAAAAAATCGCAGAGCGATTTCAAATTCCATTCTTATCGAAGCTAGAGTCATTGACACAAGATGGTTGGGCAGCTAACAGTCATTCGTGTGGTATTGAATATCGAGAAAAAGATAAATCTGGTGTTTTAGTTTTATATGTTTTCGTGTCTGTTATATTTTTCATTGATCATAGGTTAGAAGATTGGGATAAAATTTTAGTTGATTCTTTAGATTATTTAGAGAGTGCTTAATGCAGGAAATAAAAGTTGGCGATGTAGTAAGACTAAAAGGCCATTCAGTGGAGATGACCGTGAATGGTTTGACGAGTAGCCATGCTATTTGTTTATGGTTTATGGGTTATGAATTAAGGCAGTATTCTTTTTCGATAGAAGCTTTAGTTCATGCGAATCCACAGTTTCCAGCGATTGCTGAGAATTGCTATAATGGATTTCATCGTTGGGAGGCCAAAGCTTTTGGATCAACAAAGGAGATTCCTGAATTGTGATGGAGAATCAATGCAAGATATACCGATTACCTCCTAAGCATGGGACCGTGTGGCACTTGATAACGGTGGTTGAGGACGTAATCAGTAATGCCAGGATTTATATAGATGGCAGTCGAGAAGTGATAGTTGTGACTGAAGCTTCTGATATGGTAATTTGCATTCAAGAGCTAATACTTAAATGCCCTGGCCTAACCTTTTGCGTATATAAGCGCATGTTTTGGGAGCGACCGTTTAAGGGGGTAGTATATGGAAAACCTGACTTGAGAATTTTTGGAGCACGAAAATGGGTCAACAAATGTCAACGGAGCAGGAAAAAATAGAATGGTTAATCGACCATGAGGATATGTGGGTAAAAGATTATAAGCACCACAAGGATATTTTAAAGGTCAAGCTTGCTAGGATAATGAGAGCGCAAGGCTTGTATCAAGAGCGAACCAAAATACATACCATCAATATTCTTCCTGTGCTAAAAAAAGCAAAAAAGAAAATCGATGCCGAAGGGATATATTAAATTGACGGACTACCAGTTAGAGGAGCGCACATGTAAGGGTGGGTGCGACCGATCGTTTAAGGTGCTACCAAAAAGCGATCAATGGTATGCGAGGAGTGATTGCGAACATGTATGCTTCGGTGTAGCGAGGACAAAAAAAGAGAGGAAGGCATTGGTGATACCACCTTTTATGACGAGCAGAAAAGATCGAGCCAAGACTATTGTTGAAAAAGGCTTAGAGCAATTGCTAGAAGATCTTATCAAGCAAGTGAAGCTTATGGAGATAAAGGATTTAGGTGCGAAGTTAGACGTTGCTTATCTGGCGATCGAGGCTAAGAGATTGTGCGGTTCAACATATCCAGATTTTGGCAAGGCTTGCGACCTTAAAAACCAAGATTTGTATGCTTGGATTGCGGTACATGAAAAAATCGTCAAAGTTTTGCCTTTGGATTTGTTGCAGAATTACACGATGGAATTCCTGATTGGTGCATCAAAGGATATGCGTGAGGGCATGAGTAAAAGCGAGGTAACTCATTTATTGCAAATAAAATTGATGGAAAGCGAGGTCCATCATTTAGTTGAGCATAAGGAGCACTTAGCAAAAGTCAGGGCATATTTCATGAACAAGAACCTCGAACATTTAAACAAGAGGGAATTAGACGAGGTTTATGCAATGATAAAGGATCTTTCTAAGAAATTCCGGTTTTGGGTAAATAAACATGCCTAGGCTTGTGAAGTTGATTGCACTGGCAGAATAGAGCATTGTTTGGTAATGGCGTAGGCAAGGAAGATCCAGAAATGGATTTTTCAAAAGAAACCGTAGCCGACTGGAACTGCCATGCTGATTGTGCGGTTAAGATGTTGGATGAGCAGAGTGGGGTTTTAAAAAGTGGTAAACCAGGGGTGCGTAAAAAGGAATGGTCTGGATATGATGGCGGCCTTAAAAAGCTAGATAAGGAATCTGGTTTTGGTGACACAGGCGGTGCCTCAAGATTCTTCAAGCAATTTTCAACAAAAGAACAACCTGAAACAGAGGCAATTTTGGGAAAATATAAAATCGTAAAAGGCGATTGCATCGTCGCTTTAAAAGCCATACCAGATATATCGATTGACTCATTGGTCTGTGATCCTCCCGCTGGGATTTCCATGATGGGTAAAGCCTGGGATAGCGATAAGGGTGGTCGTGATGAATGGATTGCTTGGATGGCAAGTATAGCGACAGAGATACATCGAGTATTAAAGCCTGGTGGCCACGGTTTAGTATGGGCATTGCCTCGAACATCTCACTGGACTGCGACTGCTTTCGAGAATGCTGGTTTTGAAATTAGGGATGTAGTGAACCATATCTTTGGCACTGGTTTTCCTAAGAGTCAGGACATATCGAAGGCTATGGACAAGGCGGCTGGGGTTGATAGGGAAAAATCATCTTTTGAGCAAATAGACGGTGATCGGATGATAGCTCAAACTATCCATGCTGTTTGTACTGTGTGTGGAAAAAGAGCATATTCAGGTAATCCATGTCAGTGTCCCGATCCATCTAAGGATGCAGTTACTCCCGAAGCCAAAAAGTGGCAAGGATTTGGGACCGCACTTAAACCTGCGGCAGAGGCATGGCTATTGATCGCCAAGCCGTTTACAAGCGTTCCGTTGGATGCTATTATTTCTGAAATTAATAGCAATTTAAGAGAAATAATATGCCAACAATTACATGCACCATTTGTTCAAAAGATTTCCATGTCAAACCTATTAGGCTTAAGCGAGGAGTCAGATTTTGCTCAATGGATTGTCGTAGTGTTGAATACGCAAGAGAGCGCCGATTCATACGAAAAGACGGATATGTTCAAATCACCGGAAATGGAAAAAACCTGCTTGAACATCGTCGTATTATGGAAGTCAATCTTGGACGCATTCTTACGCCTAGAGAACAAGTCCATCATAAAAATGGAAACAGATCTGATAACAGAATTGAAAATCTTGAACTACTCGATATTGCCAATCATGCAAAACATCATCACAAAGGACGGGATGAGTCTAAGTGGGGAGAAACCCAATGTGACTCTTGTTCAAAATCTTTTAGAAAGCGCATCTCTGAGATTGCAAGGCTTTCTGGAAATTTTTGTTCAAGAAAATGCTTCCATAAAAGTGGGAAACTTAAAATCTCAGCATCAGAAAAAGCAAGAACACGTAGCCGAAATAGCAAAGGATATTTTATCTGAGAATTGGATTTTAGTCCGAAGGCCGCTAGGCGTAGATACGGTAGCAAAGAATGTTCAGACTTGGGGAACTGGGGGTCTTAACATTGATGAGAGTAGGATAGTAAAAAGGGATGTTGTGGGGAAAAAAACAAAGCCGAATACTCAAGGCCGTTTCCCATCGAACGTAGTATTCAGCCACCATCCTGAGTGTGAGTTGGTTGGGGAGAAGGAAGTTAAGAGTGATGATTACAGAGAAAATCCTAGTACAAATAAAACAACATGGTTTGGGGCTAAAGATGGATCATATATTGATGGAGTTAGAGGTTATGGCAAGGGGGGCAAAGAAACCGTCCCAGATTGGAACTGCCATAAATCTTGTGCGGTAAAAGAGTTGGATGGGCATAGTGATACCGCTTCAGGTGCCAGCCGTTTCTTCTATTGCTCTAAAGCCTCGAAGGCAGATCGGAATAACGGTCTTGATAAATTGCCGAAGGGTTATGGCAAGCGTAATTTTAGTTCTGGTATGCAGTATAAACAGCAAGCGAATGGTGACAGGACTTCAATAGAACAAATCCCTGAAGCCAACACACACCCAACAGTTAAAAACACAAAACTAATGGAATACCTAATCAAACTAGTAACTCCTCCAAACGGTGTTGTCCTAGATCCCTTTATGGGTTCAGGCTCGACAGGCATAGCCTCTCTAAAAACAGGATTCAATTTTTATGGTATAGAATTAGAGCCAGAGTATTTTGAAATTGCAAAGGCGAGGCTAAAGGCGTTGGTAAAATGATTGTTTCAGAAAGATTCAAATCTTATTCTATATTCTCAGAGCAAGAGGCAATAAACAGTCTAGCTAAAGAAATAGAAAATTTCTCAGATGAAGAACGTGAAGCCTTCTTTACGTGCCTCACTGATTCTGAATATGAAAGAGAGATTAACGGATTAGAATTAGACCGAGAAATCGTCGGAGTGGAACAATGGATCGAAGATGATTATTATATGGGAGGGGTTGGCAAGTCTATTTGGAAGCCCTGGAAAGATGACCTTGTAGAGTTGTTTGAGTCGGACGAATATTCTAGTGCTGTAATCGTAGGAGGTATTGGATGCGCTGAAATTTGTTTACCTGTAATGACTTCAGAAGGTCTCATTCCAATAGGCGACTTGTCAAGCAAACCGCACAAATATCTAAGCTTTGATGGATCGGGTTACAAGTACGTTCAGGGCACTCAATCATTCCCGAAAGGAAAGGGAATGCTCTATAGGGTTTCGCACGATGAGGGTGAATTCACCGTGACTGGAAACCATTTAGTCATGTGCGCTGATCATCGTTATCGGAAGGTGGAAACCTTATCGCCATTAACTCCAATTCTTTCTGCCTCTCTTCAGCAAACACAGGAGAAAAATGGTATCTCATATGTTCAGCTTGTGAAGGGAAAAGTCTTAGATTGTCTGGGTGATCATTTAAAGGATCTTCATTGCGGTGATGAACTACTTCTTCTTCTGTCAAATATCGGCCTAGCACTTTCTCCATTATCAAACGACTTTCAGCAATCGTCCCTGGGAAAGAAGGATGGTCCTCTGAAACTAAAACTCTCTTTCGATCAGGTCGCCGCCTATTTGTCCGGCCATCATAATATGCAGGATTTCGTTTCCCAGTTGGAGGTCCAGCTTTCCGATTGTTTAAGCCACTCTTATGCAAGAATTTCTCAACAGAGTTATGAGTTCTGCCGACATCTTCTGCAATCTGGAACAGAGAAAGACCTTGATCGTATAATTCTAAAACTTTCTGCTTTTGCTCGACAGACATTCCTAACTTTGCCTTTGGGTTCCGATCACCGAGAGGTGCTCCAACATTTGTCCGTGGTAGATCATTTTTTCGGCAGTACGCCTCAACGACAGAATTTGTCACGCCACAAAGCCTTGCAATCTCGCAGTAAGGTCTTAATCCATCTGATAACTCTCTTATTTTCTTCTTTGTCGCCTCAGAAGTCACAGAAGGTTTCTTTGGTCGAGGCAAATTCAGCTTCACGACATACGCAGCTACGCTCGATGTTGAAATACCTAGTCTCTTGGCAAGGTCAACAAAGGAGGTCTTGCCGTCAGAGTATTCGATCAGCTTATTTAAAATGTCTGGGTTTAGTACATTCGCCATTTAGTCAAACTCCTTTACAAACCTCTATAATAAGATCGATAGAAAAAGTAAAGACGGATTGGTATTGGGATCTGCAAGTGCCTGGGACTAACAACTATGTTTCGGGTGGTGCGGTTCATCATAATTCAGGCAAATCGACATTCTCCCATCTAGCAACAATCCGAATGTTATACGAGGCCTCATGCTTAAAAAATCCTGCTGTCAGCTATGGCCTCTCGCCTAACTCAGTAATCGGCTTTTGTAATCTAGCAAAAAGTAAGCAAACCGCACGAAAGGTTGTCTTTGAAGGTATCGTCGAAAAATTGGCAGAATCGCCATACTTCAAATATGACTTTGCTCCTCTAAAAAATCTCAAAGAAGAAATTCTTTTCCCGAAAAATTTATCGATCATTGCCGGTAGCTCAACTGATACCAGCGTTATCGGTATGAATATTTTTGGCGGTATCTTTGATGAGGGAAACTTCATGAGAGAAGCTGCAAAGAAAACCAAGGCAAACATGGCCAACCAAAAAATTTGGGGTAATCAATCCAAAGCAGGTCGGCTATTTGAAGCAGTCCAGCGCAGAATGAAATCACGCTACATGACCAAAGGTAAATTGCCAGGGGTTTTAATTGTTGTTTCATCAAAAACAACTCACGATAGTTTTACCGAGCAATTAATCAGAAAAGCACAAGCATCAGGCAGCACTTCTACATTCGTCAGAGATCGCAACGTCATTGATATGAAACGTGATGTTTTTGAAGATGAGACCTTTAGAGTCTTAGTCGGTAGTGAACTATACCCTTCTAAAATATTGGATAAGGATGAAAGCAAAGACAAATATCCTGGTGGCATAATCATCGATATACCAGTCGATTTCTTAGATGACTTCAAGGAAAATATCGGTGACGCATTGCGAGATATTGCCGGTGTTTCAACTATGGCCATATCCCAATTCATGAAAGAGCCTGGTAAAATCGATGCAATGGATGATGGCCGAGAGCATCCATTTATGTGCGCCTTGATGGGTGACACTCAACAATGGGATAGTAGACTGCCATATAAGATTCACTGGGATCAAATCGCTAGGAGATTGCCAAATGGAGATTGGGAGCCAAAGCTAAATCCTCACGCTAAAAGGCATGTGCATTTCGATCCTGCGTTAACCGGAGATGCTTTTGGAATAGTCGTAGGTCATATCGAAGGCACGGTTCCGGTTTTGCAATCCGGCCTAGGGCATGGCGTATATGAACACCAACCAGTATTCGTTGTCGATTTTGTTTTGCGAATTCAAGGCGAGCCAGGTGAGGAGGTTTTGTTTAAAGCGGTGAGACAGCTTTGTTATGGCTTTAGTCATCATGGATTTCATCTCGCAGAATTTACCATGGATACCTACCAATCTCGGGAGATGGTCCAAGCCTTGCGTGAGCAGGGCTATAAGGCTGGCATCTATTCCGTTGATACAGGGATAGGCTCGATGTCTGAGGACGGTTCAGAGTCGTCCAAAGAGAGGCAGATGGAAGGTGCTGGCGAAGGTCGCAGAAAGCAGGCCTATCGATATTTGAGACAGACCATAATGGATGGTCGTATTAAGAGCTATCGATATCCAGTTTTGTTCGAGGAATTAAAGCGATTAGAAGATGGTCCGGTTATGATTGACCACCCTGAAAACGGATCAAAAGATTGTGCCGATGCTTTGGCTGGCTGTATCTGGACATTGTTTAGAGCCGATTATTATGTTGAGCCTCTTTCACCTGTATTAGGGGAGTCAGTAGTTATGTCGGACAATGTAGATTTTGGAATGATGGTAAACGAAAATTTTGAGCCGAGAAAGGTTCATGGAGATGCGATCGAAGTCAAAAATCCCAATAGGCCTCTTGCGCCAAGAGATTATGAAAAAAGAAAAGGTCCAAAGACGTTGAAGCCTACATATCGTAAAATAGGGCATGACGGATCAATTGAAGATTTGACTATGGTTCCAGACGAAATTGACTTAGACAACTATATCACCAGGGGGTAGTGCGGTCTTTATAGTCTGTCGATAAAGCTGTATAGTCTAGGTTCCAATATTATTTAGAGGTAATCAAAAATGAGTTTTGCTGGCAACACTTTAGATTTAATTCGAACAGTGATCAATCGCAGAAATTTAGCGCCAGTAGGACCGAGTTACTTTGACGCAGTAAACAATAATTCTGCAAGCTATAGCAATGTGACGATGGGACCGCAAAACGGTTACAACGATTACCTGACAGATAGTGTCAAACTCGATCAAGATCTGATGTCACGATATGCTGACTATGAGGATATGTCTGACTTTCCTGAGTTAGGAAGTGCCCTAGATTTGTATGCCGACGATGCGACCGTGCAAGATGTGATCACAAATAAATCGATGTGGTTCGAGGCTGAAGATCAAACAGTCGAGCAAGTATTAAATGAGATGCTTGATATAAATATTAGGGCTGAAGAGTCTCTTTGGGAAGTGACTCGTAGCATGTGCATGTATGGCAACGAGTTTGATGAATTGATGGTTATGGATAAAGTCGGAGTGATTCGAATGAATCATTTCCCTGCTCCATCGATGAGACGAATAGAAGACATGAACGGAATTCTTTACGGCTTCATTCATGATCCGAGCATGTCATTCAGAATGGACACGGCTTCTTTTATGGGGAGGCTTAAGGAGAAAAGTGCAGGCGAGTTAACACCTATGCCTTCAGGGGGTATGCAGGATTTAATCCAGGTATTCGAGCCGTGGGAAATGGTTCATTTTAGATTGCGTGGCAAGTCGAGGAGTGATTTGTACGGCTTTTCCAGTCTCGAAGCTGCAAGATGGGCTTGGAAAAGATTGACGATGATTGAAGATGCTATGGTGCTTTATAAGCTGACAAGATCTCCTCAGAGATACGCATATTATGTAGACGTAGGCGATGTTCCTCCGCAACAAGCAAAAGGTTTTTTGAATCGGATTAAGAATGAATTCAAGAAGACTAAATTTATTGATCCGAATTGCTTGACTGGTGACACTTTAATTCCTTTATTAGATGGCTCTCACAAGTCAATAAAAGAACTAGCGAATGAGTACGCTAAAACGAAAAAAAGTTTTTGGATCTACAGTTATGATCTAGTAAGGAATAAGGTTGTGCCAGGAAAAGCTGTAAATGCTGTATTATCTGGTGAAAATATTCCGGTTTATAGAGTTAGATTAGATTCAGGTGCGGTTATCAGATGTACAGCCGATCATCCGTTTTTAATGCGTGATGGCGAGTATAAGCTGGCAGCTGATCTATCTAAAGGCGATTCTTTGATGCCGCTTTATTTGAATGAATTAAGGGCTGATGGTTATACCGGATTTCGTGATGTACCATGCGGTCGTAGATTTTATAAAACAGGGAAACAAAATAATCATAAGGTCGTCGAAGTAGCTTTTGATGGATATGAAGATGTTTATGATCTGGTAGTTGACGAATATCATAATTTTGGATTGACTTCAGGAGTCTTCGTCCACAATACAGGTAAGCCGAACTTCAGGTATAACCCGATGAGCCAGGATGAAGATATTTTTTTGCCGGTAAGAAAAGGGAAAAGGTCAACAGAAATCGAAGTCCTTTCTGGACCTGACGGACAACAAATAGACGATGCTCAATATTTTCTCAACAAGATTTTTGCAGCATTAAAAATTCCGAAGTCATATTTGGGTGCTGATGAAACGGTAGGTCGTGCGAATTTGTCTCAACTTGATTCGAGATTTTCAAGAACAGTGATGAGAATTCAGCGAGAAGTGAAGAACGGTTATAACCAGATAGCCCGAGTAGATTTAGCTGCGAAGAATATAGATCCCGACAAAGTAGAATATGAATGTCACATGGTCATTCCATCAGGCGTATTTGAGTTAGCACAGATGGAAGTGCAGCAGGCTAAATTGGATCTTGCTCAACGATATAAGGACGCAAAATTTTCCGAGTATTATGTTTGGTCTGAGATTTTAGGCATGGCCGACGAGGACATCGAAAAGGTTCAAGGTCAGAGGGTAAAGGAGCAAGGAGATGCTGGTGCGTTTGATGCCGATGGAGTTGGGACCATGGGTGAGGTCATGCCGACAGCGATTGATCAGGCGAGAGACAAGATGGATAAAAAGGCGAAGGATAAGACCGATCGCATCTTAACGGAGATAAGCCAGAATCAGACTAAGTTTGCGAAGAAAATAAATGAGGTCAAGGCTCTTACTCAGGAGTTGAACCATGCGACTCGCAATCAGAAGTATTACAAAGGTCGAGAAATGTAGGTATTGTTATGTATCGTCATTTTATAAATGAAACAAATTCAATGGCAGCAGATGTCATTTCAGAGTCGATCAAGCCGATTAAAACCTATTCTTTCGATGTAGCTCAACGCTTGCATAAAAAGCAATGGTTGAGTGGTAAGCATAAAGAATGGGAGGATGAGGACGAATATTTTTTCCCATTTGAAAGATACAAAAATCTTGCCAAAGGTTTTGTGTTGGTCAAACTTCCTATGAGGGATTTAGAGACTTCAGAAGGTAGCAATGATCGGGTGAAAAAATATGCCAGTATTATAAAATCTGGAATAGATATGGGACCAGCGTGGGGAGTTTACGGTCGATTCAAAAGAGATGGCGATTTCGTAGAGCCTCACAATAAAGGCAAGGTATCGATTCTTGATGGAAATCATAGGACGGCTGCGAGCAGAAAATTAGGTAAAAACACTATGATGGTGATTATGCCTGACATTTCATTTCAAAAGTATTCAGAATAGTGGGTTTCTTCTCGGTGCATGAGCCTATCAAAGTTCGGAGATTAGTGGTGGTCGGCAATCTTCAGAAATCTTTGATTCCAATATTCGATAGCCTTGCTTGCTCCTAGATAAGTCCGAGTGCATCGAGCAGGGCAGGTTCGATTTTTGCATCGAACCGAAGAAATAAATAAATTCTTCTTACCTGGCCAAAACTTCTTAAGCTCGGCTTCGCCATTGCAGAATGGGCATGGTTTGATTGGATCAAAGTTCATCAAGCCAATCTATCCCATCATAAAAGACATCGAGAGGATCTTGAGCAATGCCATAATCCTCTTCGTCGTGGTCATATTCGCAATTATAACAGTGAACCCAATAATGCCCTGATTCTGCCCATTCATCGATTTCAACTGAATCACATTTTATGCACTGAGAGATTAGCTTCATGGCTGTTCCTTATATGCTATAATTGAACTAAGGTTTAGATCACTTACTATTATGTGAAAGATCGCTTTCAAGGTAAAGCTTTGAGTGGAGCTAGGCGGTCATCTCAGTGGGGTGGTGAGAGCGTGGAAACAGAAGTTAAGATGCCATCAATAAGCGGATATTATACTTATAAAGAAAACACTTATGGAGTGATTGGTGAATGCCTAATTATGTTAAAAGGCGACAGAGTAGCAGGCGTGATTTATGCAAGACAGGGTGAATTATATGTCAGGTCGGCAGAAGACTTTAAAGCTAAGTTTGAGAAAGCAATCGAAAAAAAGAGGTAAGGCATGGCGACATTAGGTGGCTCTTTATTCGTGAGAAATGCAATCAAATATGACTATTGCGTTAAAGAGGCGATAGCGAGTTTAGCGGATCTCTGCGATGAGGTTTTTATTCTGGATTGTCAATCGGATGATGGAACGACCGAGATGTTGGCAGAATACTTAGCGAAATTTCCGAACGTCATTTACCAGACTAATGGCGATTGGAATTGCAAACCGGACTACCATAAGTTAGCCGATCTTGCGAACGCCTGTATTAAGCATTTAAAAACCGATTGGCATTTCATGCTTCAGGCCGATGAAGTAATTCATGAGTCAAGCTTCGCAGCTATTAGGCGGCTCACAAAGAACCCTCCGCAGGGCAAGCAAACGATAGCTGTAAGACGATTAAATCTTTATGGCGATGTTGATCATCACATCAGCCTGACTCTTTCTCATAAGCCTTGCAGCGATCAGCCGGTTAGGATTGGTACTCGGGGTATTTTATCGACAGGCGATGCGGAGTCATTAGAGTGGGCAAATACCGACCGCACTCGGCTGGATGAAATTATTGTTTACCATTATGGTTATGTGAGAAAAGACAAAATCAATATTGATAAAGCGGTTGATATGCAGTCCTGGTTTTTCGGACCTAAAGGACAAGTTGATGGCCGTCTTTTAGAGATGCAGAAAACAGGTAAATGGGAGCCGTATAAATTAATTGCTAAGGAGTGGGTGACACCAATACCGATGGGACATCCGAAGTATGCAACGGAGTGGGCTGACGATCGGAGATATTAAATTGATATTGATCACTGGTATGCCGAGATCTGGGACTAGTTTTATGGGACACGTTTTTGGATCTCATGGTCAATTTATGAAACCGCCTTTATATACGACTGTTGGTTTTAATCCTACGTTTGCTTTTAATTTAATGGAACCGTCTCGCATTGCGACTCTATGTGCAATGAAGGGATCTACTAGCCAAGACTTTTTGGCTGGAATTGCAGACATGAAATCTCATTGGAAATATGTTGATAACGAAAAAGTGATTAAAGTTCCTCAACTGAGTTTTTTTCCAGACGTGTGCGGTGAATTTTCTAAAATCATTGTATGCGTAAGAGAGGTCGATGAAAAATATTTGAAAAGTGCTATAGGCCATAACATGGCTGGATGGTTGATGGCCAAGCCATATTTCTTGGAGTCCTTGAAAGATCGGACCTTAGAGGGTTTAGCTAAATTATGGAAAAAGAAGGCAGAGGAGTTGTCGCATTATAACAAAGACCGTACTTATTTTTATCGGTTTGGGGACAAGAGCAGCTTTGATGCCGTGCTAAAGAATTTTACGAATGATCAATCTGTCATTGACGATGCTTGGGAAAAGAATTGGCGAGGCAGTAGATTTTAGGAGAAGGCATGTGGAATCTTTTATTCGAAGGGCTTCAAGCGCATTTCAGCCAAGGACCAGATCAGCAAAAATATGAGGCTGAAAAGGTTCGAGTGTTGAATAAGTATGTGAATGATCAAACGAAGAAATGCTTACAGATTGGTGTGAACCAGCCATACACGAATAAGTTTGGTCCTAACTTTACGGCCATCGACAAGTTTGATAAACGTCCCTGCATTGATATAAACTGCGATTTATTAGACCTTCCGTTAAAGGACAGTGAATTTGAGTTCATTGTTTGCAATGCGATATTGGAGCATGTGCAAGATCCGTTTCAGGCTTGCCGAGAATTGCAGAGAGTCGCAAAGCCTGGATGTGAAATATGGTGTGAAGTGCCCTTTGCTCAACCATTCCATCCAACTAAAAAATGGAAATACTCGGATGGTTATCTGCTAGACACCTTTGGTGATCCGAGTCTGCCAGCCGATGAGAATCATGGCGGTGATTTTTGGCGGTTTACCCCTCAAGGTATTTCTGTAATATTAAATGAATTCAAACCAATAGCTTTTTATATTGCTCATGCCGGTGGTATTGGTTTTCATGGTGTTAGGAAGTAGATGCTGATAAATAAAGAAGTGGTCGATAAGATTTTAGAGGGAGACATCTACGCACCATCGCACCATGCTAGGGATGGTTTTCTCGGTGGTGGCATGTTGTATTATGCCTTGGCTTATATGATAAAAGCAGAGTTATGTGTTTGCCTAGGATCGGGCACTGGCTTTGTCCCAAAGGTTATGAGACAAGCTCAATTGGATACAAAGGTTGACGGCAAAACGATGCTGATCGATGCTGATTTAGCTGAGGCTGGGTGGGGTAGTCCCGATTACTTCGATAAGGAAACGCCATTCACTAAGCATTTTTCTGATGTAATTCGGATAAAGGAGTTGAGCGTTGTTGCCAGCAGTCGTTTTAAAAATAATTCTATCGACTATTTGCACATTGACGCTGATCATTCTTATGAGGGTGTGAAGGCAGATTTTGAGGCTTATCGTAGTAAGATTAAGCATCGAGGTTATATGACTTTGCATGATAGCATTCATCGTGATTGCGGTGTTTATAAATTGATTGCTGAGTTAAGACAAGAGCCAAGCATTGATGTGGTTAATTTACCGATTGGTACAGGCGTGGCTTTAGTGAGGGTGTCGCAGGTATGAAGGAATGGCTTTATTTAGAGACCTTGCCCTTTAAATCGAGGGTGATTTTGGCAGCAGATTGGTTAAAGATTTGTCGCAATATATTGGATATTGGTGGTTATAGGACTCCTATATATCATTATTTAGATCCGATCTCCTCGAAAGTCGTGGTAATCGATCCGAGAATTGAGAACCAAATTTTATGTGATTGGATTTCTATTCATGGTAGGTGGCAGGATCATTTTTTTGAGCCTAGAGATGAGCAGGGTTTTCTATGTCTTGGCCTTGAAATTCAGGCACCGAGTGACTGCTGGGAAAACTTCATATCATTTATTGATGGATGCAAACGTGCGGTGATCGGGGTAGCGGTTGACCATATTCATTCAGTGAATCAGTTTAATCGCATTAGGGACGGTTTGAAGAAAATTGAGTTAAAATATACAGTAGGCTTAGATCTGAGTAACAATGATTTTTCTCATTTGAAAGATAGCGCACCTCCATATACTAATAGACGTTTATATTTTTTTGAGAGAGGTAAGGATGTCACTTAAGGCGTTAGAAATTTGTGGAGCAATATTAGGATGGGATACTGATGAGGAGTTCAAATCTATTGCACTTTCATTAGGAGGCATCTCGGCTTCACCTATTTATAAACTTTATACGCTTTGGCAAATGGTGCCTCATATGCGAGGACTGACTGGTGAGGCCGCAGAGATAGGCGTTTGGCGAGGGGGTTCAGCTAAAATTATTTGCGATAAGATGTTGCGAATAAAACATCGTTGTCGCCTATTGTTATTTGACACCTACGGAGGGATGCCTCCTTGCGATAAAACAGTAGATGCTCACAATGAGGGTGACTTTAAGAATACGTCTATTGCCGAGGTCGAGGAGAGGATCAAGGGGTATGACTGGTGTGAGATTGTGCCTGGTTTTTTTCCTATGACTGCGAAGCCATATGAGGATTTAAAATTCAAATGGGTTCACATTGACGTAGACATATATAAATCAGTCTTTGATTGTTGCGCTTGGTTTTATGAACGGATGGTTCCAGGTGGCCTAATGATTTTTGATGACTATGGCACTCATAGTTGTGCCGGTGCTAAGAAGGCTGTCGATGAATTTTTCGCTGATAAAACGGAGGCGGTTATTTATTCGCCAGCGACTCAAGCTTTTGTGATCAAGCATTAGACTTGTACTCAGCACCGTATCGTTTAATGAAAATAAGATTTAGCGCCATAAGGACGAACCTTAAAATCACGGCTAGGACTAAGGGCAATAAGACGGCAAAGGACATCCAATCATTTGAAGCTGGCCGAGGTTTTAATATTTGTTCGAGCCTTTGATCGGTGAGTGTTTTTATTTCGGCAGATTTATCTTTGATTTCTTCGGATAGAGCGCTGATGAGAGCCTGTGCTTTTAATATAATGATGCCATGTTTATTTTCAATCGCTCGCCTTTTAGTCGGGTGGGTTTCTAAGGGGTAATCATCTAAGTCGGAATTCCTTTTGGCGATAAATCCCGACAAGGCGATCTTAGCTTCTCTCTTAGTAATTTGAATCGACTCAATTTCAGTTCTCTTTTGATAAATCATTTGATCAAATCGTTTAATGACCTGATCTGATTGTTCGATCTGAGAAGACACAGCTTCGGTGTTTACTTCTTTTTCTTTATCGACAATCATTCTTGTAGTCTGAACGACGATGAGAAAAATGAAGAGAATGGCGATCATGGCATGAGAGGTTAGACGCCATTGTGGCTGGACACTCAGATATCCTAGAGCAGGAATGCCAAGCTCTAACACGACCGCTATAGCCCATACAAGGACCGCACCACCGATCCCAGACCGAATGCCATCGAAAAAGGAAAGATAGTCGGACACCATAAAAACTTGAATCACTGAGAGGATTATAGAGGCCGCTAGGTAGGCATTAAGTTTCAATCTAAAAAATCTTTCAATTATTCTTGAGCACATTAAAAAGCATTCTTCAGATATTTTCTGTCTTAGGCTAACAGCGCTAACAGCACTAACAACTGTAGGGATAATTTCGGGAGCTACTATAGTAGTGTTGTCTGCCTTATTAGATCTGTGTCTTTCGTTTCTAATTCGAGTTTTTCTTTGAGACTCGCTCATTTGGTCCCATGAAAGTTTTGGCCTGCCCTTTGATTTCATCAATTTTTTTTATCCCATATCTCAAACAACTTAGAGTTCACTCAAAGGCTCTATAGCATCGATAGCAACACTTGCTCAAATAAAAATATTGGTGTATGCCATCTTAAGAATAGATATATTCACATTTCTTAGTTAGCCAAAATGCAATCTTGGAGATTAATTACATGGCAAGCATCGAGCCAGATACGCTTCTTCAACAGCGAAAAAAGATATTAAACGTGATGATAGAGACTGTAGATGATGCGGCTGTTGTAGACAAACTAATAACCAATACTTGGGAGTTATTGAGATCACCATCAGTCGTGATTGAGAAGCGGATTAAAAAGAAGATCAAAGTTGATATACCGGAAAAAGCTGAGACAAAATTATCTTTTGGGGATTCGCCTGGTTCAGGCGGCTCTTCTGATCGGCGTGAATCGTACCAAGCCTTAATCGAATCTGAGGCCGAGCCGGAGGAGGAATCTGAACCTCCGAAGATTATGTTAAGAAAAAAATCGAGAGAAATTGTGGTTTATGGCAAAACCTTTGAAAACATAA